GTCGGCGCCAGCCGTGAGCAGCAAGCCACCCGCGGGCACGGAGCCGACGCGGTAATCCTCACGCCGCTCGAGCAGGCGCTGCCAATCGGGCGCTTCGCCTTCCTCGACCCAGGTCTCACCGAGTTCAGTGTTCTTGAAAGTCTTGATGGCAGATGCCGAACGGGTGTCCGACATCGCCGCCGACTCCCAGGCCCGGGCAATCTCGATCCAGCTACGCCAGCCCACCGGGCTGTAAAGGCTGGAGAGATGAAAGCCTGCTGTACGGCCAGCGTTCTCCGGTGCACAGGCCTGCCACTGACCGTTTTCCAGCATCCAGGTCTTGTGGTGCTCAGCGATGGGTTCACCACAGCCTTCGCAGATGTAGACCGCCGTCTCGGGCTGACTGCGTTCCCAGCGCAATTGCTCGAACCGCAGCCACTGGCGGTGCGCGCAGTGCGGGCACGGCATGAAGTAGCGGCGCTGGTCCGACGCCTCGAATTCCCGATCCACGGCACTCGCGCCGGCAATCGTTGGCGTTGAGACGATCAGGATCTTGCGCCGGGCAAAGGTGCGGGTGCGCGCCTCAGCCAAAGAAATGGCATCGCCTTCACCTTCCACGTCCAATGGGTAGCCGTCAACCTCGTCGAGGAACAGGTATCGCACCGGCATGGAGCGCAAACCCACGGCGCTGTTGGCACCGGTCATCACCAGCACCCCGCCATGAAACTCCTTGGCCAGGATGGTGTTGCCCGAGTCCCGGCTGCGCGCCGGAGCGATCCGCTCCTGGATGGCAGGGCTCTCCTCGATGAGCGCGTCAATCCGCTGCTTGGAAGCCCGCTTGGCCATCTCCACCGTCGGCCACACCGCCATCATTGGCCCCGGGGCGTGGTGGATCACATAACCCACCCAGTTCAGGCCCAGCTCCGTGCCACCGACCTGCGCCCCTTTCATGAACACCACCCGCTCGATCGGCGACATAGGTGACAAGCAATCCATGATCTCGCGCAGATAAGGCGTGCGACTGGTGCGCCAACGTCCCGGCTCTGAGGCCGCCTTGCTGGAGAGCACCCGGTGCTTGTCGGCCCATTCAGACACGGTGAGCAGCGGATCGGGCGTCAGACCCTCGCGCCAGGCGCGCTCGATCGCGTCCCAGCCTTCGTAAAACGACTCGTCCATGTTCAATCGACTTTCGGCTGCAAGTCGCCCAGGTCCTGCAACTGTTGGCGCACGGCGGCGTCCAGCGCGACGTGCAGCACATGGGGATCAACGTTCAGGCCTGCCGCCATCTGCGCCGAGATTCGCGCCGGCCAGTTCAGCCAGGCATCCCGCTCAGCCCGAGCCAGCTTGAAAACGTGTGCCACGGCCTGTGACCGATCGACCAGTTCGCCCTTGAGACGGGCCAGACGTACCTTGTTGGTCTGCGCCTTGACCACTTCGTTGACTGTGCGCGCCTGCAGCAGCGAGGTGCCGCCGGTGGACAACGCTGGCGGCGGCGGATCGGCTGCTTCACGCACCACTTTTGAGGATGCCTGCGGAATCTCGCGGACTGCTGCGGGAACTTGCGGTACTTCCCTGGCTTCGCCAGTTACTGACCGACGGTTCGGTGTGGTGTTGGCCGCCCACTGGGCATCGGCCGCCACCGGATCAATCGTGCCGTCCGGCAAGGGCGTGATGCGCCCCGTGTCGATGGCCTTCTTGACGGCCACATGCGACACACCTCGGTGGCGCGCATAGGCGCGAATGGACAGTCCCATGGTGTCGATTTACTCAGTGCAAGTGGGTGGCCTCCTGGATGCTTTTTGTCATGCAAAGACGAGTGAATCACCCGGGATTAGAAAGAGCTTGGCTTCGGTTGCGAACAGCGCGTCAATCACATCGTCCTCAACACATCAGGCAATCGAAAGGCCAAGACGATGAAAAAACAAAACACCCAGCCCATCCAGGACCTGCTTGAAAAGATCGCACTCGATCACCTTTTCATCCAGACCCTGGAAACACAAATGAGCGACCGACACGACTTTCATGAGGTCAGCGTCTGGGGCGTCAAAAGCGCACTGGAAGCAGCTTTTGAGGCCGGGCGTATCGCCGCCAGCGGAAAACAAGAACCCCAGAAAACCAAAGCTTGATCAGGAGCGCACCATGACCACCCAACTCACCCCCGCCCAGCACGCCATCCTGGTTCATGCACATGAGCACACCGAAGGCAAGATCACCTGGTTCCCTGAAAACATCAAAGGCGGCGCGCGCCAGAAAGTGATCGACGGCTTGTTCAAGCGCTCCCTGATCACTTACGACGGCAAGGACTGGTTCCTAGCCGCCGAGGGCTACGACGCCCTGGGCGCTCCTCGCAAGGCTGCCTTAAGCGCCCAAATACTTGATGCGGTCAATGAAGCCGCAGAGCCCTCAAAACCACGCACCCGAGACAACAGCAAGCAGGCTCAAGTCATTGCGATGCTGCGGCGTCCCGAGGGTGCCACCATCGCACAAATTTGCCAAGCAACGGGCTGGCTGCCGCATACCTGTCGAGGTGCCATTGCCGGTGTGCTCAAAAAGAAGATGGGGTTGGAAATTTCGTCAGAAAAACAGCCAGATACCGACCGCGTCTACCGCATCACCAATCCCTCTCACACCGCATAAGGTTCACATGAAAACCATGACCATCACGATTGAACGCAAACCCTTGACCATCCAATTCGATGGCAAAGCCATGGAAGTCGAAGAGCTCGGTATCCGACTGCCCTTTGGCCGCAAGCCGACCACCATGAGCGAGATCGCTGGCAGTGAAGACTGCACCGTCTACATCACCGAAACCCGCGAGATGGAGCCAGCAGAGTTCGACAACTTTGCCATGAACCTCTACAAGTCACGCGAGTGGCTCAGGGGCAAAGGCGGCTACTACGGCGATGGACGTTTGTGTATCGAGGTCCACGCACTGGGCCGCCCCTACCTCTTCATTGATCCATCCGGAAGCGACAGCGTAAGGTACGCAGCGCGCCTGGGCTAGTGGTGGCAGAGCCACACTGTTCATCTTTTTCAATCGAAGCCTTGGCTTCTCGATCGATCAGCGCGTCAATGATGACATCGCCAACAGACATGGAGCCGATCATGACCACCACCTGCATGCCCGCCAGCCAGAACGAATCGCGGGGATTCACTGGCACGATGAATGAACATGCATCAGCCGCCTGGCCGATCGCGATGACCACGATCTCGGATGCGACCTACCAGCCCCTCGAATCGGTCCGCACCTTCCTCGACAGCCGCCACGGTCGCCACTTTGCCGACGACGTCCTGAACGAACTGCACGCCGAACTGAACCTGCAGGATGCGATCCACGCCGCCACTCAACGCTGGATGGGCTGGACCATTGGCCGACTGACCAGCAAACAGCACGGCATCCCCAAGGGTCTGCCTTACCTCACCGGGTTTGTAATTCACTGCGAGATCACGCAAGAGTCGCTGTCCGAGTGATCCCGATGCCGCGTTGGTAGCGGTAGCCAGGAACAAAGTGCTTCTCAACGTCGCGTAAGGCCTTGGTTCCGAACCCGTGAATCGTCAGTAGCTCTTGCGCAAAATATCGCTCGACCACTTGTTCTACCGTGCTCAGCCCTGACAACTTCAGGATGCGGGCGGTATTTGGCAGGATTCGTTCGAATGGATTGGTGCTCCGCTCCATTTGTTGTTGCCGCTGGGTGTACTGAATTCGCTTCCTGACGTTTTCCAGACACATGTCGAAGTCCCTTGCGATGTCGGCATATGACTTGCCCGCAGCACGCAAAGCAATCATGGCCTCATCACGTTGACGAAGAAGTTTGCGTTCGCGGTCAATTTCATCAACGATCATTGTCACCTGCAGTTGTATTGAGGACTTTGGACGTCAGCGTCGTCTGTTCAAGCAGATCATCAAAGGCCACACCATCGGATCCGCGTACTGTACGTTGACCCGTCCAATCTTGCCAGCGGCGCACGATCACATCGACATACTTCGGGTCGAGTTCAATCAGCCGAGCCACGCGACCCGACTTTTCTGCGGCGATGAGGGTGGTGCCAGAGCCTCCGAAAGGGTCGAGCACGATGTCACCCGGTCGGCTGGAGTTGCGAATGGCCCGCTCGACCAGCTCCACCGGCTTCATGGTCGGGTGCAGATCGTTCTTCTGCGGCTTCTTGATGTTCCAGACATCACCCTGATCGCGATCACCGCACCAATGGCGGTTTTGCCCCTCGGGCCAGCCGTATAGGATGGGCTCATACTGGCGCTGGTAGTCGGCGCGACCAAGCGTGAAGGTGTTCTTGGCCCAGATGATGAAGGTCGACCACTTGCCACCGGCAGCCCGGAAGGCTTGCTGCAACGTATCCAGCTCGACGACATGGCGATGTAAGTGGCTCCGGCGCAGCGTTCCAGCATCGGGGTCAGTGCCGCCAACAGGAAATCGTAGAAGCCATCTCCCAGGTTGTCGTTCAGGATCGGGCGGTCCTTGCCGCGCATCTTGTCCTTGGCACTGTTCGCATAGTCGACGTTGTACGGTGGATCGGTGAACACCATATCAGCCTGGCTATCGGCCATCAGCGCTTCGTAGCTTGCTGGGTCGGCGGCGTCGCCACACAGCAGGCGGTGGCTTCCCAGCTCCCAGACGTCCCCTGGACGGGAGATCGGCGTGACCGGCACGTCGGGCACCGCATCGTCGTCGGTCTGGCCGTCGACCGTGGTCTCTTCACCGGCCATGATCTCGGCCAGTGCATCGGCATCGAAGCCGGTGATGTCCAGGTTGAAGCCATCTTCCTGCAGCGACTGCAGTTCGATGCGCAGCATGGCATCGTCCCAGCCGGCGTTCTCGGCGATACGGTTGTCCGCAATGATGAGTGCGCGGCGCTGGGTGAGAGTCAGGTGATCGAGGACGACCACCGGGACAGTGTCCAAACCCAGCTTCTGCGCGGCAGCCAAGCGGCCGTGACCGGCCACGATCACGCCATCCGACCCGGCCAGGATAGGGTTGGTGAATCCGAACTCAACGATGGAAGCCGCAATCTGCGCCACCTGCTCATCGGAGTGGGTGCGGGCATTGCGGGCGTACGGGACGAGCTTGGCTGTTGGCCAGCGTTCGATATGAGTGGAGAGCCAAGGTTCAGACATCGGTGGATTCGCTTTGTCGTTGTTGAGCGATGGCCTCAAAGGTCTCGCCTGTGGTGGCCAGGGTGACTGGCACACCAGGGAAGTTCTGTTGGAAACGGATCAACGCCACATCGACGTACTCAGGCGCGATCTCAACAGCACGACCGATTCGGCCAGTGCGCTGGGCGGCCATCAGCGTGGTGCCGCTGCCGCCAAAAGGCTCAAACACGATCTCGCCTTCCTGCGTGTAGGCTTCGACCATCTCCACCGGCAGCGTCACCGGGAAGACCGCCGGGTGGTCGATGTCTTTGCCGATCTTTCCTTTATGGCGCATGACCCGGATCACCGAGTCAGGGATGCGGTAATCCTGCGTCGGTTGACCCTCTGCGGTCCAACCGTTGACTTGGCCGTCCTTGCCGCGCATGGCAGTCGAGGAACCATCGGCGCGCAGGTGGGTTTCCTGACCGGCGAACTTGCAGGGCACCGTCTTGTTGGGTCTGCGGCTGGGTTTGCCTGTATCGCGGTTGAAGTGGAAGATGAACTCAAAGCTCGGTGCCAGGCGGCCCTGCCAGTCCCCCGGCATGCCCGGCCCCTGGTCCCATACGTACCAGGCAAAGCGCCGCCAGCCTTGGGTTCGCATCCAGGCAAGCCACTGGTCCCAATACGGGATGAACTCGTTGTCGCGGTGGATCAATCCGAGGTTGACCAGCACCTGGCCATCGGCGGCCATGGGCACCTGGGCGAACACGCCGCGCATCAGGCCATCCCAGTCGGCGATGCCACCGGAGGTGTAGTCCCTCTGATTGCCGTAGGGTGGCGAGGTAAAGCACAGGCTTGCCTGCTCGCCCTGCATCAGGGTGGCGATGGCGACAGGGTCCGACGCGTCACCGCAGATCAGGCGGTGCGGACCCAGTTGCCAGACATCACCTGGACGGGAGATTGGTTGCTTCGGTGGCTCTGGGACCTCATCGTCTACTTCGGGATCCGAATCCTGCTCCGGCGCTGCACCATCATCACCGAGGTCGGCCAGCATCTTGGCCAGTTCGTCATCGTCGAAACCGGTGAGCACCAGGTCGTAGCCTGCTTCGGACAACTCCGCCAATTCCAGTGCCAGCAGTTCATCGTCCCAGCCAGCGTCCAGGGCCAGGCGGTTGTCGGCAATCACGTAGGCTCGCTTCTGCGCTGGGCTCAAGTGCCCCAGCTCAATGACCGGGACCTCGACCAGTTCCAGCTTGCGCGCAGCCGCCAGGCGACCATGGCCGGCAATGATCCCGTTGTCGCCATCGACCAAGATGGGCTGTGTCCAGCCAAACTCCACGATGCTGGCCGCGATCTTGGCGATCTGCGTCGGCGAATGCGTGCGCGGGTTACGCGCATAAGGCAGCAGCGCATCGATCGGGCGGTATTCGATCTGCAGGTTTGGCGTCATGGAATGCAAAAACCCGCCGAGCGTTGCCGCCGGGCGGGTGAGAAATGTTCAGGAAGTGGTAGCTGTCAGGGACGGTGGTAACCACAGGCCGGTAACCTGGCCGGGTGGTAACCTGATTTTCAGGTCAGTCGCTATCGAAATCTCGCGCTGTTGCCCCCCGCATAGCGGAGGCGACCGGAAGGACCCATGAAATCTGCGTCAGATGCGTCAGATGCGTCAGAGATTTGATGGAATCTGCGTCTTGCGCTTCTTTCCTGACCGTAGCCGAAACTCTACCCTCAAATCGGCCTTCATGCTGCACGCCCAAAAACCGCCCATGGTTGCGCGTTGCAGTTGATTGATACTTACACGCGCCCAAAGACATCAGAACACCCTGCGTTCACGCTGGTAGGAGGCTTGATCACGGACATTGCCGTAGGAAATCTTGCCAGCACCAACAACTGCCCGATCAACCAGAGTTGAGCCTGTACGCCACCAACTCCATAAGCCGGCGCCAGCGCCGGGAGGCCGTATTGCGGTCACAGGCAAAGCGCCTGCCGATCTGCTGCCACTCATAGCGGTTGGCCCGCATCCACACCAGATGCCGCTGCTCGACCTCCAGCCACTGCACCCAGCGCATGGTCTCGAGCATCCGCTCCACGGCTTGGGGGCTAGGCGGCATGGGTCGGTACAGCCGCTCGGGGTCAGGGTAACGCTCAGGAACCTGCATGGCCAGCGTCATCCACGGGTTGAAGTAGCCGCCCGGGCGGACCCGGGGCAGCTTGTGTGCGGTCTTGGCTGCCTCAGCAAAGCGGGCCGCCACGTCCTCCACGGTCCATTCGATTCGGGTCTCAGTCATGGCTCTTGCCTCCATCCCCTTAGAGACGCTCACCCAGCCTGTGCACGAACTGCTTTTCCACCCAGTCCAGCCGGTTGTCGTGCTTTGACACCACCAAGATGTGGTCGTTGCGCCAGCCTTCACGCTTGACGGCATCCAGGTCGGGCGTGGTCGGCTGCAGATTGCCCAGGGGGCAGCGGTAGCGGTATTGCGGCACTTTCATGTCACACCCCTTCCTGCGCCATCTCACGGGCCAGATAGAGCAAGGCGATGGCATCGGCCTCGTTGTCATCTGCCGGAGCATGGCCACGGGCGCGGACGGATGCCACCATCTCATCCTTGCTGGCGTTGCCTTTGCCGGTGGCGTGCTTCTTGATCGTGCCAACCGGGATGCCCTGGTATGGGATCTGGTGGTGCTCACACCAGGCGGTCAGCTGGCCCATGAAGCCACCGTAGGCATGGGCGGCGTCGACACCAACGTGGCGGCGAACTTCTTCAAACACCACCTGGTCGATGCCGTCGTTGCACTGCTTGATGTCGGTGAGCCAACGCTTGAACCGCAGGAAGCGCATGCCGCCACCTTCGAAGCGTTGCGGTTTGAAGGATTGGCTGCCACTGCTGATGCTGCCGTCGCGGCTGGCCCGTGCCCAGCCCCGGGGTTTGGCCACA